CTAGTGTACTTGTACTCAAACCCACACCTGTCGCAGATGGCAAGAGCGTATTTGCCAGACGCAAAAGACATTACGCTATCCTAGACCTGAGACCAGGTGAGATTGTTAATGACGCTCTGCTTTGGTCTTGGTCCGCAGCCCTAGCAAACTCTTCATCGTACAAAGTCTTTAACAACTGAACACGATCTGGAGCTTTCTTAAGCGCAATGTAGTACGACAACCCAGCAGCTAGGCATGGATAGAATCTAAAAGGCACGCCTACCGTATTAACGCTTGCGTCAGCATCTTCTATGCGAACAAGCCGATTAATAATCAACTGGTCAGTAGCATTTTCAGATGCAGGCCAAATGTAAAGTTTAGGCGCTATTTGCTTGTCTAAAAAGAATTGTGTTGGTCTAGACTGAGTAGATTTATTTGGTAGGTTCCAATACTCGGACCTGCCAATTTGATCCATGCTTATGTCAGTGGTTGTTGTGCCATCTGTGCGCCTAATGACAACATCAAGAACATCAATGGTGCTGCCAGATAACTCAATAAACTCAGCGCCCTGGGTAAGGGTTGTTGCTGTATTGGTTACCGTCCACTGGTTTAAGCCTCTGTTTGCCCAGTCAGCAAAAAGCAGGTTGAGCGAACGCCTAGCTGTTACACCATCGTAGCCTGTGCGGAACTCAAGTCCGCATCTTTCAAATGCTTCCTCAATGTATTCCGCTACATCTGGCTCAAAGTCCCTGCTTCCTGAAGTAGCCATTAATAACTCTTTAGAACTTCAACAATGACAGTGTAAGTATCGGTATTACTTGCACCAATAGTGGTAAACATTACATCGCCAGTTTTACCATCCCCAGCATTGTTTGGTATGCCACTAAAGTCAGTGTAGTCGTGGTAACCATTGCTGTCGGGAGACAACCCAATGATCAACGTGTCTGCTGTTGCGTCATTTAAAAGCTCAACACCCATACCAACACACTGCCACCAAATTTTTGCTACGGCGACTTCAGTGCAAGCTGCGCCAGCACTGTTAGCTGAAAGGGCGCTTACATCAATTTTCTTGACTGCGGCTTCGCCGCTGCCATCACTAATGTTTGTAAACTTTAAAACAGCTTTTCGTTCACCATCTTGGATGGTTTGAGAGGTAACTGCGTCAGCCATAACAATCCCCTATTACGCGATTTGAACGTATTCAATAATGAACGTGAACGATCCTGCTGTTGTAGCATCAACTGTATTAGTAATGTTGCAGTAAATAGTTCTTTCGGCATCGGTATATTGAACAGAAGCTGGTGCTGTTGTGCCACTTTGCGTCTGAACAACTAAGGTAGTCAAAGTCACATTGTGTACAACAACAGTTGTACCGCCATCAAGAATCTCATCAGCAACCGCCGCAACAATCTGTGCGCCAGAACTAGAAGTACCAACTTCATAACCAATGTCGCCTGTGCCAATAACTGGTGCGGTGTCACAGAAAATCTTGATGTCAGTGATAATTGTGTTTGCAGGCTGAGTAAACTCACCAATAGCTGGGCTATCGCCTGCCGTGGTGTTTACAGTAACGCCAGTCGCGTATCCAACGTGCTTGAGATACTTTGCGGTTACGATGCCAGTAGAAGCAATATCGACTATGTCAGTAACTGCACCAGTTGTTGAGCTTTTAGAAATAACTTTAAAACCGTTCTCGGAACGGACTGCACCATTGAAGGTTGTATTCGCCATGAGGATCTCCTGTCGTGGCTAGTGTCAGGCACGGTATGCGCCTGTCAGGAAGAAGTTTTTATATCACACATAAAGAAAAGGGGCAACAAATGCCCCTTTCTTTATTGTTTCACATGAAACAATTACGCACCTTGCGATCCGAACACTGCGCGTGGGTTACTAAAGCCGAAGCTGTAGCGTTCACGAGCCTTGTATCGCACGTTGCCTGTGTCGAAGTCACCTTCCATAGAAGTTGAAATCGGGCTACGTTCAAAGTGCTTTAGACCATCTGGGCAGTCAGTCAAGACAAACCAAGCATCAGTGTCTGTTAAGAAATGGTTTACTGCGTAGCCTTGTGGCAACAGTCCCATGTTCTTAATAGCATTGATGTCGTTGTCCGCTGTAGCTACACGCCCTGGTGTATCTAATAGACGATCAGCAACAAACTGAAGTTGAGGTGGAACAATAAGCTTGGTTCCTTGCAGAGCCAAGATCATGTTTCTATCATCAACAAACGTAGAGATGTTGATCAAAGCATCTTCTAGAGATGTTTCGTTCAAATCTGAGTACGCTGAAGGACGATTTGAGAATGTACCACCACCAGCTAAGGGGTGTGCATCATCAATCAACTCAACACCGTCACCGCCAGCAAAGCTAGAATTGAACGCATTGTTCAAGACGTTAGCAGCTTTAACTTGCTTGGTGTGTGCCATGCTGCGTGCAAGAGCCTTTGTATAACGTGCGCCAAGGCGGTCATACAAATTATCTTCTACTGCTTCTTCCGTCAAAGCGAAAGCCAGTGCAACAGTTTCGTGTGTGTAACGAGCGGTGAAACCTTCAGACGCAGAGTCGTAACCGACACCTTGACCTTCAGACTTGTCCCGTGCATTACCAAAGCCTACGATCAGAACTTCTTCTTCAAACGCTCGGTCAGAAGATTCGGTTTCAAAGATCTCAGCGTGCTCGTTTTCATAACGTGCGTATTCCATACCAAATAAAGCGTTGAGTCCAGGCTCTAGCTCTTTGGCTAATTGTGCTCTTGAAATAGCCATGAATTAACTCCCTTAAGCTAGACCAGCGCCTTTAACGCCGAACAAGTGGTTTTGAATAGTTACCAACACATTGGTATGTGCTGCGCTTACATCTGAATTTTCAGGATCTGCAGATATGTCAATTGCCTTAAGAGCAAGTGAAGTGGCAGTACCACCATCTGTTACCTGTAACTCAGCACCAGAAATACCAGTTACCGTGCTTCCTGCTGTCGTATAAACGATATCGAAGTTGCCGAACAAGTCTGCAATCGGGAACGCAATAGTAGCTTGGATTTCAAACACAACCATTGGATCATCAATGATGAACGCAATTAAGTCAGAAGCATTGGTGCTTGCTGGATAGAAGTTACTGAATACAGTCTTCTTGGTTGTTGGGTCGGTATAGGTGCAACCGTTAAATACACCAACGATAGGCACAGTGCCTGCGTCAGCGTGAACTTCTACTGTACCACCAGTAACTTGCATAACCATATCCCCTTGGAATATAGCAGTGCCATAGTTAGCAGCGATTCTATATCGGCTTTGTCCGCCAGTGTAGGGTGCTCCCCCTATCATCCGTGCTGGACGCATGCCAAATGCGGCATCTTGATTAGCCATTTTTGGAATCTCCTAGTTAAACACAATCAAAACGAGGCTATTTTCTACCTCGACCAAATGAAACCTGCGTCTTTCTCTCGTTAGAGATTGGCATTGCAGGATGCTCATCGCGCATCAAATCATTGTCAACAGCATTCATCTGTTGATTAGTTTGCTGCTCAAAGTGAGCATTTCTTTCGTTCACCGTTTCTTCAGGTATTTTGGTAAGCATCAGACCACCTACACCCACAGTACCAGCATGACTTCCTTCGTCTAAGACGGGGAGATCATAGCCTTGGATCTCGCTAGGATGTACAGGTTCGTACCCCTCACGAAGTCTCATGTGGACATTGGTCTTATCTGCTTCACCGCGCATGTGGGTTCTCACCCAACGATACTTCATGCCTGGAGGCGGTTCTGGTGTTTCCAATGCTTGAGGTCTACGCCATGGTTTTCTAGCCTCAGTAGCTGCTCTTCCGCCGCTACCTCTGGGTGCTCTATCAGAGCCTGCCTTTTGCTCGTCACTCATGATCGTTGTAACCTCATCTTCTGTTTTGCGTATTCTTTGAACGGAACTCCAAGCTTTCTTGCTAATGCTTGTTCACTTGGGTTCAGTGCAACTCTACGAGAGTTTTGATTGCGTCCACTTCCAGTCGTGCGCGATCCAGAGACAACCGTTTGGACGGATTGTTGATTGCCTCCCGCGAAATTTTGCTCGTTAAATTTCTGAGGTAACTCAGATCTCATACGAGAATCAATTTGAGCGTAGTACTCATCAGACTCTAAGTCAACACCTTGGTCAACCAAGTCTTGGTGAATAGCAAACGCTACATTCGTCATTACTTTATCTTTACCGAACCATTCATTCTTTGTAGCCCAGCCCTGAGACTTATCTGAAGGTTCTTGATATTGCGGCTCTTGATATTGCGGCTCTTGATAATGCTCTCTTTGCTGATCAGCATATTGCTGCGCTTGATCCCTAGAGGTACGCTGCTGTTCCTGCCAATCTGAATACTGTGTCTTGTAATCTTCAAGTTCTTGCTGATACTTAGCCAAAGAACTTCTATCAGCTTCTGCTCTTGCAAGAAGTTGCTGTGCGTCAGCCATAGCTTCAGGGTCACCTGACTCATACGCAGTCTTAAGGTTTCTTTTTGCCGACTGAGCTTGAGTCTCTACACGAGTAGCAAACTCATTGCCGTAGCTTTCCTGAATCTTAAGGTTTTGTTCAGCACTTGATGTTTGAGTAGATTGCAGTTGATCAGACAGTTGTTGATTCTGATCCCGCAACTCTTTTGCAAACTGCAGGGCTTGTAGCTCCCTGCGCTGATATTCTTTGGCCTGCTTAACAGCTTGATTAATTCTGCCTTGCGCGGTCTTTGCCTTTACTTCTGCTTCAGAGAGTTCTTCTTCGTCATTATCATAAGACGCTTCAAAATCTTCTTTAACAGAATCTTCTGTTACAGGCTCAATCCCTTCAGCTTCTTCTTCTGAAAACTCAATGATTGCGTCTTCTTCTTGAACATCCTCTTCAACTCTACGGCCCGAAGGCACTGCAGCCCTGCTTACAGAGTTGTCATCATCTAGTTTAGACAATGCCTCTGTTAATGTTTCATCACTCATATTTCACCTATGCAGACTTAATGTCATCTGGATTAAGAATAGTTCCAATAACCTCATCGTCATTAATGATGCGAACCTCATGATCATCTTCTAAAGAAAATCGTGAACCTGCATAACGACCAATAAGAACCCAATCACCTTGTTTACACCAAGGATCATCACCAAACTTGTCGTAATCTTTGTAAGCCAATGGCCCCATTTTCATTACATAACAAACAGATGTAGCTAGATTTTCTTTATCTAACGTAGATTGGATTAATTGAATACCACCATCAGTCGTACCTTTACCTTTGTAAGGCAGGACCAATAAACGATACCCAGAAGGGTTTGGCATTCTTTCAACCAAAGACTTGTCTAACATAGACGGGTCCAATATCTTCTCTTCTTCACTCACATATGCGCCCAATACGGACGGTTTTGCGATGGAATCTAATAATAGATCACTCATCGTGGGGGTCTCCTTCAATCTGCAACGCTTCTTTTAGTTCATCGCGCAGGGTGCGAAGCATTGATAATTCACCCATTGCAAATTTGTAGTCTTCCATGTCCTTAACATGGCCAGACGTTATGTAGTCAACGTGAGCTTCCTCAAATTGATTAAGCTTTTTGTATATGTATGACGCTAAAGATATTGAATCCATTTATCTCATCTTCTGCCTGTAGGCGTTTGTACCCTTTCGGCCATACACTGGCCCAGAACCGTAGTTCATCATGCTGCTACCTGGATTCTCATTTACATTTATCTTTACAGGTTGAGCGTCTGGCGTGTAGTCGGTGTTTCCTCCGCCAGCATTACCGCCTTGATCTGGAAGTGGCGCATAAACAGGCGCAGGTCTTGGGATGTATGTTGGGAAGAAGTCAGTAGGCTGCGGATTGTTTTGAGCCATACCTGCGTATGGATTCAATGCCTGCATAGGCATTTGAGCGCCGTAACCACCAAACTGGGTTTGTGGCATAGCAGACATTGGGTCTGTTGCTGTCGGATAGCCGCCCGACTGTATGTTGCCGCCTGCCTTCATTTGATCACGTTGCGCCTGAACCTTAGCCGCATAAGCTTCACGATCTTTAGGATCGTAAGAAGGTCCAAGTATGTTTCTTGGAGTCGCTGAAGGAGGTGGTGGTGGAGGAGGTGCTTGATTATAAGTTCCATCATTTCTTGCACGAGCTTCAGCATATTTTGCTGCATCATCCTCTCTTCCTTTACGAGCTATCTCGCCTCCGTAAGATTCGGTTGGAGCGGCTTGACCCCTTACTCGCCCAATCTCATCAAAGTTGTCCATATAAGGACTCTTGAAGGAGTTGTCTTGGTTGTAAATCCCTACCGCTAATTCGGCCAAACGATCTACTCTTCTTTTCAAAGCGTCTTGATCAGGTCTTCCGTACTCATCCGCTGGTAAAAGATCATCACCAATTTTAGCGTTTACAAGGGAGTCGTATTCGCTTCTAAGGTCATCTAAGTTACCGTCAGCACCTACTGTAAAGTCACGAGGAGCCATTCCTCTAGATCTTCTTTCTGCAGTGTCAGCAACGTAATCAAACCCTTCATCCCCAGGCCGTAAGTCTGATGAATAAGGAGTGTCAGTAAGGCCGCTGTTGGCTCTGGGCAGTATTCCACCACTGCCACCAAACATTCCGCCTTTGCGCGCATCGCCAGCAGGGCCACCACCAAATTGATCAACCATCTCTGGCTCACCAGTCAGGTATTGAGGAAAGGAAGTTTTTATGGCATCTGCGTCACCAAACAAATCTTTAAGCTTCTCTCTTACGCTTGGGTCTAAACCAGACGTAGGAGGCTTAGGGGGTTTAGGCGCTTTTTTAATATCTAAAATATCTTGAAGCCGCTTACTACCTGGTAGTTGTTTTGTAGTGCCTTTGCGACCAAAGCGCACAGTTTCGGGCAACTCTATATCTGCTATAGTTCCTCTGCCACGCTTGTATCCAGTCTTTTTTGGCACTTTAAGATCAATACCCCTACCACCAACAGGCTGGCCCCGTCTTATACCAACAGCAGGCTTTGCTTTCTTAGCAACGGTTTTCTTTTTTCCAGCAGCCTTTTTCGCCTTCTTTGGCGCAGCTATGCCTTTTGCGTAATTCTCTTGAAATTTACGCATCATTGCTGGAGAAATGCCTAGGTCACCTAAATTAATTTCCATAACTAATATCTCGGTCTGATCGACTGGGCAAACGGGCTTGATTGTTGTGGTTGCATTTGCTGCCCATACTGTTGTTGAACTGGTTGAAACTGTTGTCTGGGTGGTGGCTGATACTGCTGTGGTTGATACCTTTGAGGCTGCTGATACTGTTGCTGCCCACCGAATCCACCACCAAAGCCACCACCTCTATTCTGCCCACCCATCATTGAAAACATCTGCATCATCTGCTGCATGAACTGCATCATCTGCTGCATGCCCTGCTGGTTGGGCTGCTGTTGGTTAAACATACCACCACGTTGTTGTGGGGGATTAAATCTATTACTAATGCCCCCCATACCGCCATCTGGGCCAGCACTTCTGAGAGCGGTCCCCATTTGAGGAATACCTTGCATCCCTGCCCCCCTACCAGCAGACATATATGCAGGTTGTGCGCGAAGTTGAGCTTCGCTTAATTTTTGGTCTGCATTAGGTAGGTCGATACCAAAGATTTTTTGAGAATTTTGGGCTGCTCTAGCTCTTTCAGCATTAGGGTCTAAAAATGTTTGCATGCCTCCCAAGGAATCAACTTCAGCTTGCGTAACTTGTTTGCCAGTCAGTTGATCAGTAAACATTCTAGGAGGCTCTGGTGTTCCAGGGAGCCTAGCTATTTGGCCCACCGCCTGCCCTGTAAACCTCATCATGTCTTCTGTAATGGTTCCTGGCTGAAATGTTTGACCCTGAAACATTTACTAGCTAATGCCTGAGAACTTCTTGCCGCGCAGTGCTGCACCAGTGCCACGCATCTCACCAGCACCATAAGGAGCAGGCTTACCTGGGGTAGCAATAGTCTCAGCCTTAGAATACTTAACGGTGCCTTGATCCTTATAAGATACTTGGCTGTCAGTTACTTTAGGCTGTGGGAAACTTGTTTGTCGCTTAATCATGACTTCTTACCTTTAGGTGCTAGTTTTTTAGTTTTTGCAGTTTTTGCAGTTTTTGGCTTTTCAGGGGCTGGGGTAGTTTCTTCAGCTACTGGGGCAACCTCTGGCGTAACCTCTGGCGTAACCTCTGGCGCAACCTCATCAACAAAAGGCTTAAGCGTTGCTGTAGGCTCTTGAAGTGGTAGGAACCCACGCTTGTCTGCTTCAAACTGCTTGTTCTGCGCTTTCTGTACTGCAGCCATCTTTTGTCTTACTGAACTCATAAATGCTTCTCCTAGTTGTTAAAGAAGTTTTTGGCCATGTTCTCTGCCGTCTTTGCCATTTGAGCAGAACGCTGTA